GTCTTGAAGGCTAAGAAGAAAGTTTCGCGGTTGAAGCGGGCGAAGGTGCTCCCTGGCCCTTTGCGCCCTGCTCCCGCCCCCGATCCGCCGTTGCCTCCGACTCCCACCCCTCCTGAGGAGGTAGCGGCGGAACTTCCGACCCCGGAGCCGGCAGTTCCGGTTCCCGCTGATCCTCCTCCTGGACCTGGGGCCCCGCCGATTCCTACCGAAGCTCCGGTTTTCGCACCCGTGCCTAGCGTCAGGATGCTGCGAGACGGCTCCATGTCGGCTCACAAACGCGCCCGCGGCGGTCGGGAGGGTAGGCCTAGGGACTGGATGAACCTCTTGCGTGAGGCGGCCCGGCTTCGTCGGCAGGCTGCGGCTCTGGATCCCGGCTTTTTCGATCCGGCATGGGAAGAAGAGGACAAGCACACCGGTCCGAGTCACAACACTCACGCGGTTTTGATGTCGTTTTACGCGAGCAAGGGCATATGAAGGCATACATCGACCGATTGGCGCGGTGGTGGCTGGGTCCGGAGACTCCTCCGGAGCCTGAACCTCCTCCTGATGAGATCGACTACTCGCAGAGATGCGGGAAGTGCAGGAAACGAGTCAAAACGTTCCGACGGTACGCGAACAACCTGATTTTGTGCATCCCATGCTCGGCGGAGAGGGATTGATATGCAGTTAGTTCGAGCGCTAGTCGAGGGCGGACCCTCGAAAGGGGCCTCTGCTCAGGCCCAGACGTCGATCTCAGACACCGGAGCCGCCGTTTTGCTCGCGAATCCGAAACGTAAGGGGTTCATGATCCAGAACACGGGAACCACGGTGCTTCGATTTGTCCTTGGGAACACAACTCCGACCCAGACGGTGTATCACATTGCGCTGAAGGGCTGTTCTGTCGCTGACGATGGCTCAGGATGGGCGTATTTCGATGATTCGTGGGTTGGTCCGGTGTGGGGTATCTCTAGCGTTCCTGGCGGGACTGCGGTTATCACCGAGTTTACGGCTTCGAATCCGGACTGGAACCAAGCCGGGGATTGGGGCTTCTGATGCGCGGGATTAGGGGCATAGCTGGGCCTTCGGTCGGTGGCGGCGCCGGGAGTGTCAACATTTCGGCTGGGACGACAAGCAATAACCTTACGAATCTCGTCTTTGCTACGTCTCCGACGGTCACTTTCGGGCTGAACGGGTCCACGATTACTGCTTCGGCGGTCGGCGGAGCCGGCGGGAGCCTGAATCTCTCCGCCGGAACCACGTCGAACAACCTGACCGCGGTGACCTTTGCGAACTCCAATGGGGTGAGCTTTGGCCTGAATGCGTCTACGATCACGGCCACGGTCAAGACGGACTACCTGACTACCGCGATGGCCTCGAACCGGGGTTCGGATTTCGTGGCAGCCACCGCGGCCTTTGCCGGAACCTCTGCATCGGGCACCATCGCATCGAATGGCATCTCGGTGAGCATTGGCCCCTACATCACGACCGCGATGCTCTCGAATGCGGCCACGATCTCGAATATCCGGCTGAGTGCCGGAACCACGAGCAATCTGGCCAGTGCCTTCACCTTCGCGGATAGCAATGGGGTGAGTTTTGGGCTGAATGCCGGGACCATCACGGGGACGGTCAAGACCGACTATCTGACCACGGCCATGCTCTCGAACGCGGCCACCATCTCAAACATCAATGTCTCCGCGGGCACGACCTCGAACAACTTGTCCAAACTCACCTTCGACAATGCCGGAGGGATCACGTTTGGGCTGAATGGCTCGGTCATCACCGCGGCGGCTCCCGCGGGCGCGCCCTCCCCGGTTAACTTCAGCGCTGGCACGACCTCGAACAACCTGGCGAGCGTGGTGTTCTCGAACTCGAACCACGTGTCATTCGGGCTGAACGGGTCCACGATCACGGCATCTTTCAACCCCATCAACATCGGGGTCACCGACTCGTCCGCGAGCGGGACCACGGGAACTCTGGATGGGGCCAATGGTCAATACCTCTTCTTCGGAGGGTCGAACATCACGATCAGTCAGAGCCTCAACGGGTCGAGCGGGTCTCTAACCATCATCGGGCCGAATGCCGCGGCGGGGTACACTGGAAGCTATTTTGCCAATGCCCCGGTACTGGCGAACTCGGGAGCGTCTGTTATGAACCAGACGATTTCCGCGGTCCAGCCACTCATGCTCTCCAATGCGATCTCGTTTGATTTTGTCCGGTTCTTCTTTACCGCATCCACACTCGCGGCTTCCACGACCGCGGCCACGACTGGAAATACCCAGTTCTCCTGCGGGTTCACCCGGACTCACAACTTCGCTATCTATTCAAAGGGGACAGGGGCTAACTCTTCCTCCCTCCAGTATGTGACCTCGACGCAAGTTTCGGACGTTTACTCGAACAACGTTTCCGCGGCGGCAAACAGTACCCAGTTCTCATACTCGAATCGGTATACCTTCCCCTGTTCAACCGGGATTGTCGCCTTCACAAAGGACTACTCATCCTCGGCGGCGTCCCTGAACTATCACTCCTCCCTGGTGACCGACTTCACGAGCGTGAAGCAGTTGGATTTCCCGTTCGCGGCCACGCTCCCGGCAGGTCACTATTGGCTGATGTACGGGATTTCCACGAATAGCGCATCCCAGTTTACCTCGGTGGGATTCCGTGGTGTCATCACGATGAACCCCATTGCGATGAGCGCGAACACCATAAAGATCGGGACATTTGGTGCGGACACGAACCAGACTCTGGGGTGGGCTTGGGCCGGTGGTGGCGCGTCCTTCACCTCCGCGGGCGCTGCTACGACTTCCAGCCTGAACTTCACCAACCTGACTTCTGCGGCCTCCCATATGCAGATTTACTTCCAGCTTATGCGGACAGTCTGATGACCTACCCCGACCCCGCCGAGATCCGCAAGAGGCTCGATACGTCGTGGATCAGCCCGGTGAACTTCCTGCTTCAGGCTCAGCGGGTGTGTGCCGAGGCCGAGAAGCGCGACCATGCCCTCAACGATATCCAGGTGATCGCTCAGCTTCAGTTCATCGAGAAGGTGCTGAATGGGTAACCCCGAACTCATCATCCAGGACTTTGGCGGCGGCCACAATGCGGACCTGAACAAGACCCGGGCTCGCCTCATCAAGGGCGGGTCATGGAAGCGGCAGCGGATCATCCTGATCCTGCCTGCGGACAAACTGATCCCGGCCAAGGTCGCCCTGTCTCACTGGAATCTCGCCTTTCCCCCGAACAATGGCGTGGTTCGGATCCTGGCCCTCGGGCAGGAGGTCGGGGAGGCCTACTCCTCGGCCATCGAGCAGATCCTCGCCCACCCCGAACTCGGGTCGTGGGAATACGTCTTGACCATCGAGCATGACAACTGCCCGCCCCCGAACGGCGTGATCCAACTCCTCGAACAGATGGAGGCCCACCCCGAATTTGCCTGTATCGGCGGCCTCTACTTCACCAAGGGAGAGGGCGGGGTAGCGCAGATTTGGGGTGACCCGAAGGACGGGATCAACTTCCGACCGCAACTCCCCGACCCGAACGGCGGCCTGGTGGAATGCTGCGGGACCGGGATGGGCTTCAACCTGTGGCGGCTCCCGATGTTCAAGGATCCCCAACTCCGCAAACCGTGGTTCGTGACGCAGAAGAAGGATGGGGTCAGCACACAGGACCTCTACTTCTGGGCGGATGCGCGCAAGTACGGATACAGGTGTGCGATTGACTGTTCGGTCCGTGTGGGCCATTACGATCATCAAACGGAGACTATGTGGTGAAGAGACTGAAGGTGACCCCCGGATTCGGACGCAAGCCCGCCGAAAAGCCCCCGCTCAAACTGGACCTCGGCTGTGGCCCGAACAAGCGGGAGGGATTCCTCGGGGTCGATGTCCGCCAGTTCGACGGCAAGGTGGACATCGTGGCCGATCTGCGGAAGCCGTGGCCCTGGAAGTCGGGCTCGGTGTCCGAGGCCCACACCTCCCACTTCGTCGAGCATCTGACCGGGGATGAGCGAGTCCACTTCATCAACGAGCTGTATCGGGTTCTGGCCCCCGGAGCCAAGTGCCAACTGATCGCGCCGCACTGGGCCTCGCAACGGGCCTACGGGGACATGACCCATCAGTGGCCTCCGGTGTCCGAGTTCTGGTTCTACTACCTCGACAAGTCGTGGCGGGCCGCCAATGCGCCCCACTCCGACTACGCCGCCGATGTGGACTTCATCGCAACCTGGGGATACTCCCTCCACCCTGCTATCGCGGGCCGCAATCAGGAGTTCCAGCAGGAGGCGATTGCGTGGAAGAAGGAAGCGTGTCAGGACATCATAGCGACGCTGGTGAAGAAATGACCGAATATAAATTCGACGCTAAAACCATCCTTTCGCGTTACAAGCAGGGGATTCAGGTTACAAAGTCGCAGCGTGATCGTGAGCGTGAGGCTCTTAAGTTCATGGTTCCCGAGTACCAGTGGAGCGAGTCAGCTAAGGCAATGCGTAATGGGTCGCCAATTGGGGGCGCCGCTGTTCCTGCCCGCCCATGTCTATCGATATCGAAAATTGATCAGCCGATACAGTTGGTACAGAATCAGTTTCAAAATGCGCATCTTGGGGTCAACATCCACCCGCTATCTGAGGAAGCGAATAAGGAAACTGCCGAGATCCTTCAGGGGCTATATCGCAAGATTGAGAGAGACTCCAATGCTGTGTTGCCTCGGTCATGGGCATTTGATCGGGCAGTAGAAGCAGGATGGGGTGTATACCGAATCGTTACCGAGTACGACGAGCAGAGTGACAATGAGTTTGACCAGAGGATTCTGCTGAAGAGGATCCTTCGTCAAGATGCTGTTGTGTTCGATCCTTCAGCACAGGAACCCGACTATTCGGACGGTGAGTGGGCATTCGTGACATCATATGTTCCGATCGAACGATTCCGCCGTGAGTATCCTGCCGCGGAAATCTCGCAGTGTTCTGACTCGGTTCTGTCTGAAATAATGGTCGATGAGCCCGAATGGGTTATCGCGGATGGAGAACAGAAGGCGGTTCTGGTCGCGGAGTATTTCTGCAAGCAGTACGAATCAGTACCGGTCAAGTATCCGTCTCCTAACGGCCGAACAATCGAGCGTCAGAAGAAGATTCAGAGCGTTATGTGGTCGAAGGTTTGTGCTGGGACCAAGGACGAACTGCAAGAGCTCGAGAGCCAAGAGTGGAATGGGCAGTGGATTCCTCTGATTCCAGTGGTAGGAAAGGAAATGCAGGTATACGACAAGGATCGGCGCTATGTCGGCATTGTAGAACCTGCGATGGACGGGCAGCGGATGTACAACTATGCCGTGACCACCGCAGTGGAGATAGCTGCGCTCGAGCCTAAGGCACCGTTCATCGGCGCCGAGGGTCAGTTTGAGGGTCACGAGGAGAAGTGGAACCAGGCTAACGTCAGGAACTGGCCCTATCTGGAGTACAAACCGACTACATTGGAAGGGAATCTGAATCCTCCGCCTCAGCGGATGTCGATTGATGCGTCCAGACTATCGGTATCGCTTCAGTTGATGGAGAAGGCAGACGACGCCATCCAGGCTACTACGTTTACTCCCGACCCAGCGCTTGGGAACCTTAACTCTCGAGACCGTTCTGGCAAAGCGATACAGGCGCTGCAGGGACAGAGTGAAGCTTCTACCTCGAACTACATGTCCAATATGGCTCAGATCTCCATGACATATGAGGCTAAGGTCATCCTTGACATGATCCCGCGCATATATGACCGTCCTGGGCGGGTTGCGATGATTCTAGACATCGAGGACAACCCGAAGCCGGTGATGCTCAATGCTCCGTTCACCGTGGAACCGACCACAGGGCGTCCGTTGCCGGCGCCACAGGTTCCGGTGATTGGCGGGCCTAGCCCGATGACGACATCAGGGGCCGCTCCGATGGCCCAGGCCGGCGCCCCGAAGGTTTACGACCTGAGCAAGGGGAAATATGGGGTTTCGGTGACCATTGGAAAGAGCTACCAGAGCCGATTCGAGGCCGGCCGAGACCAGATGGCGGAGATGTTGGGTGCGGATCCTGCCTTGATGCCGATTCTTGGGGATCTCTACTTCAAATACAACGACGCTCCGTGGGCTAATGAAGCCGCGAAGCGCATGAAGTCCATTTTCGACGCTGCACATCCGGAATTGGCGAAGGGAGAGGACGGTCAGGAGACTCCGGAGCAGTTGAAAGCGGAATTGATGGCCGCGAAGCAGCAGATGCAGCAGATGCAGCAGCAGTTGATGGCTGCGGCGGAGCAAATCAAGACCGATCAGGCGAAACAGCAGGCCATGCTCGAAAAGGCGAAAATCGATGCGGAGTCTAAAGTCGCCGCGGCCGGCATGAATGCCCAAGTTGAGGCCCAGTTGGCTCAGATTCAGGCTCGGTTCGACGCCGAGCTCGAACGAATCAAAACCGAGGGCGAATTGATGCTCCAGCAGCAGGAACAGCAGTTTGAGATGAGGAAACTCCAGATTGAGCAGCATTTCGAAGCTATGGAGAACCAGAAGAACCGAGAGGCCGAGGCCGAAAAGGCGGAACACGCTGCGGAACAAGCCGGAATGATGTCGGAACGTGAGGACGCAAGGTCCGAATCCCAGGAGGAGGGTGAATGAGCGACGTTTTGAAGTTTGAGGCCAAGAAGACGGTCAACGAGCGTCTAAAGGAGCACCTTACGGAGTCCGAGGAAGCTCTCAGGGCCGCTTTGCACAATGAGCTAGTGACTAGGACCAGGGTAGATCGACTCGAGGCCCTGGCGCGACGTGGACTGTTTGGGAGGCTCAACTGGCTGGTGACAGGGAGATGACTGAATATCCTATTCACGTTCAGGTGGCTCTTGCTACCGGATGGCAGAACCTGCGCGAGTATGACGGTCGATGGTTGGCGATAAAGCCGGGGCATAAGTCGGAATCAATTATTCCGGCTTTTGATACCTCATGGTGCGCTACTGGACCTTTGATCGAGCAATACGGAATAGATATAGGGTTCGGTTCGGAGTGGATGGCGCACAAGGACGGACTTGTTTCAATCGGAAACACCCCGCTTTCGGCGGTGTCAGGTCTTCTAATCCAGATGAGGGGAACTAAATGAGCGACGCGACCACGGCAACCTTTGAGACTCACGATGGGTTGACTATTTCCAGCACCAGCCAGACAGAGGAGCAGCTTAAGGAGGCCTTCAAGGCTCCTGAAAAGCCCGAACCGGAGCCGCAGGCAGACGGTGATGGTGGTGAGGAAGGCGAGTCCCAGGACGGCAAGGAAGGAAAGAACAAGTGGAGCCGGCATTCCGCCACCGAGCGCGTCAAACAGGCCACCAGAGAGGCTAAGGACGCCCGTGAGCGCCTTGCTGCGGCCGAGGCTAAAGCACAGCGCTTGGATGAGATTGAGCGCCGGGCTGTGGCCGCTGAGGCCGAGTTGGCCCGTTTGCGCGGTGCCGCCGTTCCGGAGAAGGCAGAAGCGAAGCCAGAACCCAAATCGGACGATCAAGAGCCCAAGGAAGATGATTTCGAGGATTACGGGGCATATGTCAAGGCGCAGGCTCGATGGGAGGCCCGCCAGGAGTTCAAATCACAGACTGAAAAGTCCAGGGAAGAATCTAAAAGGGAGGGGATGATTCAGCATCAGGTAAAGATGTTTGAGACGTTTCAAGAGCGAATCAAAGCGGCTATTACCGCAGATCCTACCCTTGATCAAAAGATCAAGCCTGAACTCATCGCCATGTTGCCTCAGGGCCCCGTGGACCTTTCAAAGAGGCTCACTAATGACCAGTTGATCGGCCTCCATTTCATCCGAGAAGAGCGGGGGCTTGACATCATGGCATATTTATCCGACAATCCTGATGTACTTCAGCGGCTTTCGACGCTGGACCACGGATCACTGATGGTCGAACTCGGGAGAATAGAAGGACGGTTGGGCGCTGCACCATCAACTGCCACAGCGCGACCGGGTATCAGCAGGGCTAATCCGCCTGTACGGCCAGTTACAGCGGTTGCTCCTAGTGGAGATGCGGACGAGTTGGATCCCAAAGACGATTTCGAGGTTTACGCCAAGAAACGTATGAGACAGCTTGAACGCGAGGCGAAAGCCGCCCGCTAGCCAATAAATGGGGCAAAGAGCCCCGAGTCGTGCAACATGGCTAACACTCTCGTTACTTCCGACCTAGTGACGAAGGAAACCGCGTTTGAATACGCGAATAACCTTCGCTTCGCCAAGTCGATCAGCATGGAGTACAACGATGATTTTCGTTACTCCGGCGGTAAAGCAGGCGACACCGTAAGGGTTCGGATTCCGGTTCGGTTCGTCGCAACCGAAGGTCAGGCGTTTCAGGAACAGGCGATCTATGAGACGACCGTTCCCGTCACCCTTGAGAAGCAACTCAACGTTGGAATGGGGTGGTCTTCGGCTCAGCAGACCACGGACCTGTCCGAGATTCGGTCTCGGTATGTCTCCCCCGCCGCGATGGCGCTCGCTAATAAGGTTGACGTGTACGCATTCACGAACACCTTCCTCGACATCTACAACGCCGTCGGCACCCCTGGAACTACTCCATCGTCTCTCCTGACCTACCTCCAGGCGGACGTGAAGCTGTTCAATCAGGCGGTAGCCGAAGGGAACCACATGGCGGTCCTGTCCGGAATCAGCATGGCGACGCTCGCTAACGCGAACGCCTCTCTGTTCAATCCGGTTTCGTCGGTGTCTGATGCGTATCGCACTGGCTATCAGCAGAACGATACACTCGGAATCGCCAAGTGGATGAAGAGCCAGAACGTTCAGTCTTACACGACTGGCGGGTGGGGAACCACCTCTACACCTATCGTCAGTGGCGCGAACCAGACGGGCTCTTCTCTCATCACCACTGGCTGGAACAGCGGGACCACGACTCTCCGCCGGGGTGACACGTTCACCATCGCCGGTGTCTTCACCGTCAACCCGGTCAGTTATACGAACACTGCGCAGTTGCAGGACTTCGTTGTGACTGCCGACATCAGCGATACGGTTGGCGGGATCACGATTCCGATCTCTCCCTCGATCATCACTTCCGGATCTCTCCAAACCGTCAACGCTTCGCCTGCGGCTAATGCGGCGATTCTGGTTAGGGGCGCTTCGGCTGCTGCGGCCGGCACCATGACCGCGACTCAGAGCGCGCAGAATCTCCTTTTCGTTAAGGACTTCGCCACTCTGGTTTCGGCCGATCTCGAGATGCCCAACGGTGGAGCGGACGGTTCCAGAGTGTCCTCGAAGGACTGGAACATCAGCATCCGGCTTGTGAAGCAGTACTCGATCATGACTGACCAGAACCCGTCCCGTCTGGACGTGCTGGTCGGTGCTAAGACCATCAACGCGGGCCGTGCCTGCCGCATCTACAGCTAAGGGAGATACATCATGGCTCTCGTTAGAACCACACTCTCCAGCGCTTGCGCACTGGGAGATACGTCTATCGTTGTTGCCTCTGCGACTAGCGTCGCGGCAGGCGTCTGGGTCCTTATTGACCAGGAACTGATGAAGGTGACGAGGGCTTACGTCAATGCCTCGACCACCGTTCCTGTTCTGCGCGGTCAGGAAGGCACCCAGCAGGTAGCGCACGTCGCTTCGGCGGGTGTCGTTCACGGTGTTGCGTCGGACTTCGCGGCCCAGGCCGCGCAGACTGCTGCGCAGTACTTGATCTCCGGTCGTCCTCGGGTGCTCCAGAGCATCACGGCAACCGGCACGCTCACACTCCCGGCCCCCGGGTCGGATCTGTTCGTCGTCCTGAACGGAACCTCGGTCATCACATTGACCGTGCCGGTTCCGACCAAGGAGATGGACGGAACGATCCTCACCATCTGCGGAAACGGAGCGGCTGCTCACGTTCTTACGTTTACCGGTGGCCTCAGCGGCGCCGGTGCTTCGTATGACGTGATCACCGTCAACGCCACGGCGCCCATTGCGGTTCAAGCTATCGCCTGTAACTCGCTATGGAATGCCTTCGCTGCGATCCCGGTTGCCGGGACCGTCACCAACGTCACCGGAACGATCAGCTAAGGAGATATCATGGCTGTAGCTCGCGTACTTCCTACTCGAAACCCTGACGGGTCTTCTGTCGTTCTTCCGACGCGCACTGGTCCCTATCTCGAAGCGTATAACATCGGGATGGGTGCAAGTAACTGGGGCTTCGCTGATGAAGGCTCTTATGTGGTCCTCAACAACGCAACGTTGGCGACTGGCATCGCTGGTCATGCTGCCCCGGTTGTCGCGGATACTGATACCAAACCACTCTTCTTCCTCTTTAACGGTGGAACGAGGAATGTGGTTCTGGACTATCTGTTCCTCGAAGTGACCGCGGCGGGTACTGCCGGCACCATCCAATACACCACGATCTACCTTGACAACAAGGGATCTACTGCTCGGACTTCGGGCGGAACTCAGATCACGGCGTTTGCTGGTGCTAACTCTGCCATAAATCCCGCTAGTACTGGGCTAGAGGTGTATGTCGGTGCTGTTGTGGCATCTATGACATCGTCTGTGAAGGTCGGTCAGCAGATCGTTCGTGAAGTGATCCCGGTCGTTCAGGATACAATCACGATGAAGTTCGGTGGTCCGAATGCTGGTATTCGTTCTGGTCTTACTACCGCCGGCACTGCTACTTGTAATGTTACGCAGCACTTCGCGCCTGTCGTCGTAGCTCCTGGCGGTAACCTGAACATCTCGCAGATCAGACCCTCGCAGTCTGCCGCTGCTAGCTATCAGTTTTCAGCTGGACTCTGGTTGCGCTAATGCCTGCAACGGTCACACTCGCAACCGCGACGTTGACCTTCGGAGTCGGCCCCGGGGATAACGAGATCACCCTCTCGTCTCTCTCCGGGGTCGTCCCCGGTTATTGCTTGTGGATTGACCGCGAGCTCATGCAGGTGAAGGAACTGAAGTCTTCGACTAGGGTTCGTGTTGTCCGTGGAGAATCAGGGACTTTCGCGTCTGCTCATTCCTCGAGCGCTACCGTAACAATTGGCCGATGTGATCAGTTCTACTCAGTTGATCCTCAAGGACGGCCTGGGGAAACTTTCCCGGTTTCTCCATACATCAACGTCATCAATGGCAAGGTCTGGATGGCTCAGGGAGATGCTATTTCTGGTGCTAACCGGTGGTGGCAGGAAGTGACTCAGACATACGGTACCGGCCCGTTCGGAATCCGTACCCAGGAAGCCTCAATCAGCGCGTCAACCTAAAGGAGATCAAATGGCAACGGTCAGATATAACGGTGTCGATATTCCCGCAGAGAGCAAAGCCGGTATTGAAGTGGCGCGATGGGAGCGTCCTTTCGATTACCGTCCGGAGAATCATCCTTATCCCCGGATGCTGTACAAGGCGTTCAAGGGCTCTGATGGTGTCGTCCGTTGCATGGGTACGGAACCTCGCAGCCGCCATCTGTTCATCTCTGACGAGCAGTTCCGTTCTGCCATCGAGGATGCGAAGATCTTCACTGAACAATGTCAGAAGATCGTGCAGAACGATGAAGAGAAGAATCGTGCATTCTCTGACGGCTGGCGCGATACCCCGAATGAAGCCATCGAGGCCGCCAAACACTGGGAGACGGTGATCCTGGGTGAAGTGGCCGCGAACAGGGCTTTCGGTGAGCGGAACATGAGCGAGCAGGCCCAGGTTGAGATCAAGGCAATCGAGGCTTCGACTCCCAATATTCTCCCCGAGATCCCCGAAGCGCGTCTCGACAAGAGGACTAGGGCGTATAAGGATTCGCAGAGACAGCTTGCGAACGCGTGATCTAGATGGCGACGACTGTCCGGACGATTTGCACGGACGCCCTCTATGATCTGATGGTGTTGGGCGCGGACGAAAACATGTCCGCGACTGATGGAGCTTTCGCGCTTCGGAAGCTTAACAATCTGGTTGATCAGTGGACCTCGGAGAGCCTGTTTCTATACTCCGAGGTTCGCACTACTTGGACCATCGCATCAGGTGACGGATCATATACGGTAGCCACTGGCGCAAACGTCAACGTGGCCCGTCCTACTTTCGTTGACGGTGTATCATTTCAGGATACGACCTCGGATCCGATGGTGGAGATCCCGCTTGTTCCTCTTACTGACCAGGCGTGGGCTGCTATCGCAATCAAGGATCTTGAATCAAGTCTTCCAGGGTACTACTTCTACAACGAGACATTCCCTAACGCGACGCTGAATCTGTACCCTGTTCCGACTAGTTCGACTCTTCAAGGTGTGCTATATGCTCGAGCGCAAGTCGGTGAGTTTACATCTCTAGATACGGTGATCTCGTTGCCTCCAGGTTGGAAGCGGTGTTTGGTTGCTAACCTTGCTGTAGATCTAGCACCGGGATACGGTACTGATCCCAGTGCGACTGTATCGAAGGTGGCTGCCGAATCTAAAGCGACGCTGAAGAGATCGAACATCCGGCCAGTGGATGCCGTTTTGGACGGTGGAGCACTAATCGGAGGGAACAGAAAGCATTCGTCCTACTATGACTTCTTGACCGGTAATCTCTGATGGCGAAGTTTGCTAACTTCATCGGCGATTACTATACCGCGACTAGTCCTTGGGCTGATCAGGAGGATCTGGTCAACTTCTATGTTGAGAACATAGAGAGCGGTGGCGGATCTAGCAAAAAGGCTCTCTATCCGACTCCTGGGGTCACTTTGTACAACGACGGGAACCAGGGCGGAGTTGGTCGGGCTCATTTCTTCCAGAATGGCAGAGAGTTCGCGGTAATCGGTCCCGAGTTGGTAGAGATTACACAGTACGGAATCGATCAGACTCGAGGGACCGTAGCGGCAGATGAGTATCCTGCGACGATCTGCGGGAATGGAGACAGTGGGGGGCAATTACTCATTACGTCCGGTGGGAATGCATACCACTACAATCTGACTACGAACACGCTAACTCAGATTGCAGCTTTCAATGGGATAGCTCAGATGGGTGGGTTCGTTGACGGATACGGGTTGATACTCGATTCCACTACTTCGACGTTATACGTTTCCGACTTGTTTGATATGTCAACCTGGGATCCAACACAGTATGCCCAGAACTCAGCCACGTCTGATCGATGGGTCGCGTTAGGAGTCTCTAATCGTCTGATCTACCTTCTCGGTTCTGAGACGGGTCAAATTTGGTTCAACGAGGGGACATTTCCGTTCCCGTTTTCCCTGCATCCGTCTGGGGTTATCAACTTCGGGACCATTGCTCCGTTCTCTCTCCACGTCACAGGATCGGCGATCTACTGGATATCTAGGACAGTTGCCGGCGCCGGGGCCGTAGTTAGAACAAGCGGTTATCAGGTCGAAGTAGTGAGTAACTACGCTGTTCATAACGCTATGGAAAATTACGTCACGATGGAGGACGCCATAGGCGATTCATACGAGGATCAGGGACACACATTCTACATCCTGACCTTTCCGAAGGCTGAGGCTACATGGCACTACGATCCAGGGATGAATAGTTGGGGGCGACGCGGGACATGGAGACAGCGTAACTACCGTTTCGAGGCGTGGAGGCCGATTTTCCAAGTGTTCGCGTTCGGAGAGCATCGATGTCTTGATCTCAAGGGAACAGGGATATACAAGATGTCGAGAGAGATCGGGACTGATGTAGAGGGTGTAGTGATTCGGCGTGTTCGTCGCGCTCCCGCCATCGTTAACGAGAATAAGCGGATGTTCTTTCCAGCTTTTGAGCTTGATTGCGAGCCCGGTCTAGCTCTTGCTAACGGACAGGGTTCGGATCCTCAGGTGATGATGAGGATGAGCAACGACCGCGGTAAGACATGGGGAGATGAGACGTTCCGTAGTGCTGGTAAGCGCGGAGAATACTTCACTCGGGTAATGTGGAATCGGTGCGGATCTGGCAGGGGAAAGGTGTTCGAGGTAGCGTTTACTGATCCAGTGCCGTGGAGGATCATCAACGCATATTTGCCTGACATCAGGGAAGGTGCGTCATGACGCTCGGACCTAATACCGTTCCGATGCCAACGAATGATCCGTTCGTCAATCCTCGACGATGGGAGAAGTATCCAAATCCCAAAGAGAAGGATCCTAGCGAGGGTCTACTTACGTTCGTTGCGACTAGTTGGCTTCAGTCCTTAAACAACACCG